TACGCAGATCATTCATTATGCGTTTCTCCGCAGGATTCAAAGAGAGAAGCGTCAGTTAGAAATCAAAAACAAAATCCTAGAGAAATCTGGTTACAGCGAAGTCTTCTATGATGATGGCGTTGACGGGATGGGATATTCCGACTATAATCAAATCAAAGATAATGTACATAGTAAACTTCGCGGATGAATCTATCAAACGTATCAAAAGAACTTGCCATTGCTTTGGAGAACCTAGGATGGCAAGAAGGTGACAACATTGCTGTAGAGATTGGTGGCACCTCTGTCTATGAAATTGAAGGTGCAGGTACAAAGTGGGCACCAGTAAAGGGGACACGTAAGTATAACAAAGATGCATTCATTGTTATCAAAAACCTTGATCGTAACCCTACAGTTCCATCTCAACCAAATCCTGAATTGAAGCAATATCATGCCTGATCCTAATGCACTATATGATGATATGGAGAAACTCAATGCTCTCTATGAGGAACTCTGCTGGGGTCATGATGATGAATTAGTGTTCACTCATGATGGAAAAAGAGTTATCGTTTATAACAAGACTTTAGAAGAAGAATGAAAGTTGCAATTATCACGGATCAACATTTTGGAGCAAGAAAAAACTCAAAGTTGTTCCATGATTATTTTCTGAAGTTCTACAATGAAGTATTCTTTCCCCGACTAGAGGAAGAGGGTGTCACCACCGTAGTTGATATGGGTGACACCTTTGATAGTAGAAAGGGTATTGACTTTTCTGCTTTGTCCTGGGCAAAGAATAACTACTATGATAGACTCCGTGATATGGGAGTTACCGTTCATACCATTGTTGGTAACCACACTGCATACTACAAAAATACAAATGAAGTAAATGCTGTAGACTTACTGCTTCGTGAGTATGACAATGTAAAGGTGTATTCTAAGTGTGAAGAGGTTCTCCTAGATAAACTAAAGGTATTGTTTATCCCTTGGATCAATGCGGAAAATTATCAAAGTACTGTCGAATCTGTTAAAGTTTCAACTAGCGTATGTGCGATGGGGCACCTTGAGCTCAACGGATTTAGAGCGCATCGCGGACACATCATGGAAGAAGGTCTTGCGTGCGACTTATTTGAGAAGTTCAACAAAGTGTTTTCAGGACACTTCCATACACGGAGCGACGACGGACGAATCTACTACTTAGGCAATCCATATGAAATGTTTTGGAATGATGCCAATGACAAACGTGGATTTACAATCTTTGATACTGACACTTTAAAGTGGGAGTATGTCAACAATCCTAATAGGATGTTCTATAACATATACTATGAGGATACAAACTATCAAACATTTGATACTCGTGAGTATGAGAACAAGATTGTAAAAGTTATTGTTCGTAAAAAGACTGATCTTAAAAAGTTTGAAAAGTTTATTGATAAACTTTATGCATCTGGTGTATTTGAACTAAAGGTTGTTGAGAACTTTCAATTCCAAGAAAGTGAAGAGTTTGAGGCATTTGAGTCGGAAGATACGCTTTCTATTCTGAATAGATATATTGAAGAGTCTGAGATAAACCTTGAAAAATCTACCATTCAACGGATCGTTCAAGAAGTATATCAGGAAGCATGTGAGATGGTTTGATGTTTATTCTAACAAAACTTGGGAGGGAGGACGAAGGAGCATACTCCGTACAGAATGAAGAGGGAGATCAAATATTATATCTCTTTGAGGATGCAGATGATGCAACAAGATATGCTATGATGTTAGAAGAGGATGCTGACTATCCTGAAATGCATATCATAGAGGTAGATGATGAGATGATGATAACTATCTGTGAATCCCATGGATATGAATACACGGTGATCACACCTAATGACATTGTAGTTCCACCAAAAACTGAGCATGATTTTATTTGAAAAGATTCGTTGGAAAAACTTCTTAAGCACTGGTAATCAATTTTCTGAGATTGACCTTCAAAAAAATTCTACTACTTTGATTGTTGGTAGTAATGGTGCAGGTAAAAGCACAGTGTTAGATGCATTGACCTTTGCTCTGTTTGGAAAACCATTCCGTAAAATTAATAAACCACAACTTCCAAACTCTACTAATGAGAGAGACTGTAGAGTTGAAGTTGAGTTTTCTATTAATAACACTAATTGGAAAGTGTGTCGTGGAATTAAACCGAATGTGTTTGAAATTTATAGAGGTGATAAACTTTTAGATCAATCTGCAGCAGCTAACGACCAACAGAAATGGTTGGAGCAGAACGTTCTAAAGATGAACTACAAATCCTTTACTCAAATTGTGATTCTTGGAAGTAGTACCTTTGTGCCTTTTATGCAACTCACTGCATCGAATCGTAGAGAAGTGATTGAAGATCTCTTGGATATTAAGATCTTCTCTTCTATGAACACAATTATTAAAGATAAGATTCGTCAAACTAAAGATTCAATTAAAGTTTTGGATCTTAAGAAAGATAATCTCAATGAAAAACTTGAGATGCAAAAAAACTTTATTGAGCAGTTAGAGAATACTGGTAAAGAAAAAATTGAGGACAATAAGAAAAAAGTGACTCAACTTATCAAAGAGGCAGATACTTATGTAAAGGAAACATCTGTCCTTGAAGAGAGTGTCTTTGGATATATTAAAGAACAAGAGTATGTTACTGGTGCCACTGAAAAACTTCGTAAGTTAGGAAACCTAAAAGGAAAGATTTCTCAGAA